AGTGAAAACTTCAGGCGGCTACTTATTAGTAGCAGGCGCAGGCGGCAATCTGAGAGGATCACTTAACGGTGTTTTTTATACTGACGCTTCAACTAGCAAGCCAACGTGGGCTAACCACTTAGCTGCTAGTAATACAGCAACTGACATTGTTGGTTTTGTATCTGACGACCCTTACGAAAGGTTCGAGATTCAATCAGACAATACTGGTGCTTCAGCAGTAACTGATGTAGGTAAAACTGCAGATCTTGTTTACGCAGCAGGATCTTCACCTGACTATATCTCAGGAGTAGAGTTAGATGATTCTACTTTAGACACTACTGCTCAACAATTAAAAATCATGGGAATCTCTAAAGATCCAGACAATAGCGATGTAGCATCTGCTAACGTTAACTGGGTTGTAGTTATAGCTGAACATGAGCTTAAAGTAACAACTGGTACGTAATAGGAGGATAAATTATGGCGATATCACGAGGACAACTAGTTAAAGAACTAGAACCTGGCCTGAATGCCCTATTCGGCCTGGAATATAAACGTTATGAGAATCAGCATGCTGAAATCTACACAACTGAATCTTCAGACAGAGCGTTTGAAGAAGAAGTTATGTTATCAGGTTTTGCTCAAGCTCAAGTTAAACCAGAAGGAAGTGGAGTAGTTTTTGACAATGCTCAAGAAACTTTCACTGCAAGATATACACACGAAACTGTGGCTCTTGCCTTCTCAATAACTGAAGAAGCAATTGAGGACAACTTGTATGACAGACTTGCTAGTAGATATACTAAAGCATTAGCTAGATCTATGGCGAACACAAAACAAGTAAAAGCTGTTAATCCATTAATCAATGGTTTTGGTAGTTACACTTCTGGAGATGGTTCTGCATTATTTGCAACAAACCACCCAACTATTAGTGGAACTGTATCAAACACTTTGACTACTGCGGCTGACTTGAATGAAACTTCATTAGAGCAATCATTAATCGATATTGCTGCAATGACAGACGAAAGAGGTCTGAAAATTGCTGCAAGAGGTGTTAAAATGATTATCCCTTCTGAGCTTCAATTCACAGCTGAGAGATTGATGAAATCTCAAGGTAGAACTGGAACAGCTGATAATGACATCAACGCAATCGTTTCTATGGGAATGGTTCCTCAAGGTTATAGAGTGAACAATTTCTTAACTGACCCAGATGCGTTCTTCATTATCACAGACGTACCAAATGGTATGAAATACTTTGATAGAGCGTCTATCAAGACTTCTATGGAAGGTGATTTTGATACTGGTAACGTAAGATACAAAGCTAGAGAAAGATACTCTTTTGGAGTTTCTGACTACAGAGGTATCTTCGGTTCACCTGGTGCATAATAATTAAATAATTTGTGGCGGGACATAATCCCGCCACATTTGATTGATATAGTAGAAAGAATCATGACAAAATTTATTATAAAAATATACGCTTACGAATATTATTCTGAATTCCAAGTAGAATCTATAGACGACCCAATTTCTCTTGAAAAAGCTATTGTTGACAAGTTAGGAGAAAATAGTATAAATTGGGAATATGTTGGAGAAAAAATGTATGACTCCAATAAATATAGAATAACCTATGAGGAGGTTATAAATGATGCAAACACATCTAGAGGATCTATACAAACAGAAAAAAGTATTGGATCTACAATGGGAGCAGGAGCATCTTAACGAAGGGAGATATACTCTTAATATGGTTAGAATTGACCATAAAGTTAGAGAGATAATCAACCATATCAAAATGGCTGAAGCAAAAAAGGCTCATCTTGATAATAAAGTTAGTGAAGTCGCTCCTCAAGTTTCTGTAGCTACTTAATAAAAAAGCTACATCGTTGGACAAATTCCACTCCGCACTATAGGCTCTCTTGCACTCTACTAAAAAGTAGTATATAAAATACTCACTATACAAAATAAATTGATATAGACGAGTATAGTCGACGGCCTAAAGACTATATCAATGTAATTAGGAGGATATAACTATGGCAAACACTACTTTTTCTGGACCAATATTGGCTGGAAATATCAAATACACAACTGGAACTACTTTAGGTTCAGATGTAAAAAACACAGGTCAAGTTGTAATGTGTCAATCTCAAGCTGTTAATCAAACAGCAACTGGAACTTCAACTAATATTGTAATTCCTGCAAACTCACAAATCGTAGCTATTGAATTATCAGTAGATGTGGTTTGGTCTGGAGCAGCAACTACAACTGGTTTAGGTTGGGTTGGAGATGCGACTGCATTAACAGCAGCAGCTGCTGTAGCAGGTGGAACATTAGGAATAATTTCTGCAACTGCTGGAGCTGACGCAACTAGAGTTAATAACTGGGCTGATGTTGGAACTACTGACAGAAGAATTCTTTTAACTAACACTAATACAGGTGCTGGTGAAGGTTTCTTAACTGTTAGATATGTTCAAAACAATAACCTAAGTTAATAAATAATTAGTGTGGGCCTTCGGGCCCACATAAAATTTAACGGAGATTAAAATATGAAATCAGATGTAAAAGCAGTAAGAGTTACTGGAACAGGTTCTGTATTTGGAGGAAGAACAAGATTAAGAGGAATTATTCTTTCTAATTCAACAGCAGGCGCTGGGTCTATAACTTTACAAGACGGAAATTCAGTTACACAATTTATTGGTGATGCACCAGCAGGTGATGTTTTCGCTTTCAATATTCCAGAAGATGGAATTTTATTTGAAGGTGGAATGACAGTTTCTGCATTCACAAGTTTAACTGCTGCGACTATATTATTAGACAAGTAGGAGGCTAAATGGCTAATACTACTTCGGGTACAACTACATTCGATAAAACTTTTTCTATAGATGAAATTATAGAAGAAGCTTACGAACGAATTGGTATGCAAGGAGTTTCTGGTAATCAATTAAGATTAGCCAGACGTTCTTTAAATATCATGTTTCAAGAATGGGGAAACAGAGGACTTCATTATTGGGAAGTTGCAAATAATTCAATTACATTAGTTAATGGTCAAGCTGTATATACAATGTACAGATCAACTTCTGATGGTACTTCAGATGCAACAGCAGTATATGGTGTAGATGATGTATTAGAAGCATCTTATAGAAATTCATCTAGCGTAGACACTCCACTTACAAAAATTAATAGATCCACTTATCAAGCACTTTCTAATAAGTCTGATACAGGTCAACCAACTCAATATTTTGTACAAAGATTTATAGATAAAGTTACAATTACTTTATATCTAACTCCAGGATCATCTGAAGCAGGTAATTATTTAAATTATTATTACGTAAAAAGAATTCAAGATGTTGGAGACTATACTAATGCAACTGATGTACCTTACAGATTTGTACCTTGTATGGCTTCTGGATTAGCATTTTATTTATCACAAAAATTTAATCCACAAATAACTCAACAGATGAAATTATTATATGAAGATGAATTACAAAGAGCTTTACAAGAAGATGGTTCTTCTTCAAGTTCTTTTATAACACCAAAAACTTATTACCCAAATATTTAATATGGCAAAACTATCTAGAGGAAAATACGCACAAGCAATATCAGACAGATCAGGTATGGCATTTCCTTATCAAGAGATGGTTAAAGAATGGAATGGTTCTTTTGTACATGTATCTGAATTTGAACCTAAACAGCCGCAGTTAGAACCGACTAGATTTACAGGAGATCCACAAGGACTAATGAATGCTAGACCTGCAAGAACTGAACCTGCTACAGAAAATTTATTACCTAGTGATCCATTTAGTTTAACTTCAGGATCCGCAACAGTAATTGTTACAGAACCTAGTCATGGTAGAAGTAATGGTAGTACAGTTTGTTTTAGAAATGTTGATGGAAGTCCAGGAGGATTAGCATATACAGTGTTTGAAAATGCTTCAGGATTTGTTATAACAGTTATTAATACAAATAGTTATAGTTTTAATTGTGGAAGCAACGCAACTGTAACGGAAAATTCAGGAGGAATGTTTGCGACCGCTGGTCCAGTAACATTAACACCATAATGGCAGGATTTACATATACAACTTTAACAACAGCAATTCAAGATTACACTGAAGTAGATAGTAATGTTTTAACTTCTACAATCACAGATCAAATTATTGAAAATTCAGAATTAAGAATTTTAAGAGATGTACCTATTGATGCATACAAAAAACAATCAATTGGTAATTTAGTTACTGGTCAAACAACTATAAACGTTCCAGCTAAAACTTTATTTGTAAAAGGTGTACAAGTTTATAATTCAACTTCTGTATCTACAGGAACTAATTCTTGGTTAGAAAAAAAAGATGAATCTTATTTACAAGAATATTCACCAGCAGAAACATCAACTGGTATGCCAAAATACTATGCTATGTTTGGTGGAGCAACTGGGGTAACAGACACCACTTCAGGAAGACTATTTTTAGCTCCTGCTCCAGACGATACTTATGTATTTAAAATTCACTATGAGGCTATTCCTGATGGATTATCTAGCTCAAATGCAACGACTTATATAAGCCAATATTTTCCAAATGGCTTACTATATGCATGTTTAGTGGAAGCATATGGATATTTAAAAGGTCCAATGGATATGTTGACATTATACGAAAATAAGTATACACAGGAAGTACAAAAGTTTGCTGCAGAGCAACTTGGTAGACGTAAAAGGGACGACTACACAGATGGTACTGTTCGTATTCCAATTCCTTCACCGTCACCGTAATAGGAGATAAAAATTATGGCAATAACATCGGCAATTTGTACAAGTTTTAAACAACAAATTTTAGTTGGTACTCATGACTTTACAGCAACTACAGGTGATACTTTTAAACTTGCATTGTATACAAGCTCTGCAACTTTAGGTGCAGCAACAACTGCATATAGTGATACAAATGAAATTACAAATGACGCTGGCTCTGCTTACGTTGCAGGTGGTCAAGCATTAACAAGTGTTACACCAACAACTTCTGGAACAACTGCGTTTTGTGATTTTGATGACATCTCTTGGACATCA